TTCGGCGCCTGCGAGCCCCCGCCATAGCCGGGAAGTGACGTTCCTTCAGTGGAATGCCAGACGATGACGTTGACTTCCATCGAGTCGCCACCGAAATCGTCCTGGTACCAGTACGCCGTCGAGGCGCCCGGATATATTTGCGGTCCACTCACCGAGGATCTCCTTGTCAGAGAATCGTGGATACCTTCTCGTACTTGGTGGTCACCGTCGTGGACACGCCCGGCATACTGCGGACCAGGCCGATGATGGCGCCGGTGAAGTCCGCCACCGCAGCGGCACCACCCTGCAGATTGATGCCGGTGATGATGACTTCGGCGACCGGGTCGCCCGAGGTCGGGCCGTCGTAGCCGACGATCTGGAGGTAATCCAGCGTGGTGGCCATGAAACTCCTTACGCGACACGGAGCATGGTGAGCCACGAATCCGTGTAGACAGTGGTGGTGGACGCATCAGAAACACGCTGCGCCCAGTCCAGGGAAAAAGTCCCGGCCGTGGACCCGACACGCAAGGTGCCTTTCAGGTCCATCGTCAGAATGACGCCGGTGACCGCACCGAATCCCCGCGCAGACGCGACATCGTTGGTCTCCATGCGCTGCAGATAACCGGTCGTCGATGCCGTGTCCACGGAGAAAGCGGGCGCCGCAACATCGGTGGCACCCACTACGCGGCCGATGCCGACACCGTGGCCCATCCACTCACCCAGCGCCCCCGTGGGGGTGGAGAAGTCGATGTTGATGTCACCTGCGGTGGGGCCGTCGTACTTCAGCCAGCCCCACCACACATACACGCCGTTGGCGACCACCTCGAACTGCAGATGCGGATCCGCCGCCGTCGTGGTCGTCGCCGCACGCCCGGTATCAGCGGTCTTGCGAGCAGTCTGCGGCTGCGCGGAAGACAGCAGAGATGCGGTGATGCGCTGCCCGGCGAGAAACGTCGGATAAGCCTCAGCCATGCTGCCTCCTCACAGCGACACAAAGGTCGGATAGGCCAAGCGCACGTCCTCGCCGAGAACCTGGGACTTGGAAACGCCATTGACGCTCCGGGTCACCGTGAAGGTCTGCGGGTTGACGATGCGAAGGTTCTGGTACCGAATCACCGGGTTGACGTTCGTGTTCGCCGAATCGGAGATCGACCGGGTTCCGAAAAACAGAACGCTGGAAATACTCGAATCCGTTGCGGTGACCTGCCACTCAGGCGTCTCCACCGCGTCCGTGGCGGGCCACGCCTTCGCCCGCAGCGTGCTCCCGGACACCTGGAAACGCACCCGGTAATACGTCCCGGCGACATACGGGTCCACAAGCGCCCACTGGGCGAGAAGCGTGTCCGTACCACTCAGGATGCGTCGCAGGCTCAGCACGGTGGTGCCCGACGTGTTGAACTCCAGACGCGCCTGGAAGAGATTGCTGCCGTCGATGTAGCGGCCCGTCAGAGCGCCGTACAGTGAACCGCCCGTCGCCGTCGCGCTCACCGTGATGTCGCCGTAGTAATCGAATTCGGTGAACGTCGTGTCGATGAACGACCTGCGGGACACGTTCGTCGTGGTCAGCGTGTGTGTGGCCACACCTGCCGACACCGCGAAATCCGACGCGCTGCCACCGACCACGCTCCACACCTGACCGGAGTCGGCGGTGCCCCACCCGGAAGACACCGAGCGGTTGAACGTGTCCGTCAGCCACGGGCTGATGGCCGACACCGTCATGACCTCGCCGCCGACACGGATGTCGAACGGGAACTCCGCGCTGTCCGTCACCCACAGCCCCGTATTGGGAGCCGTCGGCCGCACGTCCAGCGATGTCTCCGACGCATCCACTGCGGTGATGAGCTCGGAACCGTCGGTGTCGATACGCGCCAGCGCGGTGTTGGAAACGGCCACCTGGTACGGGCTCGCCGGAGCACATACGAACGTCAGCCGGTGCTCGAAGTGTGTGATCGTCTCCTGGAAGCCCAGGAGGATCTGATCGACGTCACCCGGCGGCAGCCACGACGGCATGTTCTGGATGACGATCCGGTCACCCTGCCGCAGGCCCAGAACCGCCTGCTTGAGTGCCGGATTACTGACGAACGAACTGTGCGCCAGATTGACACTGATCTCCGGGTACCGCGGCTCGTCCACCGTCCCCAGATGCACACGCCACGCTGCCTGGTTGAGCGCCTCACCCGGATCATTCAGGTTCAGCGTGACCTCTTCGCCGTACACGCCCACACCCACCGGTGGCACCGCCGTCGACAGGGCACCCGACGTCTCCGCATAGGTCTGCGAGACGTCATTGACCGTGACCGTGACCTGGTTCTGGATGTACCGGTCGTCCTCCACTGGAGTGGGGATCTCCGACAGGTTGAACCCCGTGTAATTCAGGGTCAGTTGGGCATCCTGGTTCGTCAGCGATGCACGCGTGCGGTAGCCCAGCCCCAGCGTCGGCATGCTCTCGTACAGCATGCCGGTGTCTGCGAGCTCGGCCTCCTGCATGACCGTCAGCGGGTTCTGACGGTCCTGCCCGCCCATGGCGACCGTGTCGTCAAGGTCACCGATGGACTCGAACGCGATGCCCTGCTCGTCGCACAGGCGCTGGATGCGCCGACCGGCCGTCTCGCCCGACGGCTGCAGCGAACGCCCGAGCTCAGTGCTGGGTGTGATGTCCGTCTGCAGCATGACGTGCCCGACCGCCGTGTCGGACGCACCCGGGCCGCCGCCGAGTGTTTCCGGGGCGATGCCGACCGACAGCACACGGGAGACGTTCGAGCCGACAGCGCTTGCTGCGCACGAGTCCTCGATGCTGTTCAGCAGATCCAGGGCGCGCAGAGTGATGGCCAGGTTTGCGCCGTTGTTGCTGACTTCCAGGGAGACGAGCAGCAGGCGTGCCCGCGCGTCCATCGTGAGGGACTGCGTGCCGCCGAGAGCCAGCTCTGCCTGGTCCCCATCGCGGGCGACCACCGTCAGCGTTCCCGGTCCCCCGTACGACCCCAGGCCTCCCGGCGGGTCATTGAAGTGCACATCCAGGTACACGATGGTGTCGAGATCCGAGAAGGTCAGCCGTGAGATGACACCGGTGTCCCGCATGCCGCCCTTGGGGATCGCCAGCAGATACCGCAGCTGGTACTCGGTGACACTCGTCATGTCGTACTTGGCCACGCCACCGGTCATCCCCGCGTTGGTGAACGTCGGCAGTGGGTCCGAAGCCCCGAACTGGGTGAACGTGGCCAGCTGAGGCGTCCCGTCGAACACCATGGCGGAGCCGTTCACCAGCGCGGAAGCGATGGTCGCCGATCCTTCAGGGTCCTCGCATGGCCAGTACGCCTTGAGCGTGTCCAGCGACAGTCCGGAGACGGCTTCCCGGATCACCGAATAGGCGGGCGCCGGGCCCTGCGACAGGCGCCGCAGAATGCCTGACGCCTCGATGTCCGTCCACACATCCGTACCGGTCGGGTCCCACGACTGCGGCCAGATGGAAACCTCGCCCTGGAAACGGTAGCTCTTGCCACCGAGCCCGTTCGGGACCGAGACACGGATCGCCTGGTTGCGCCCGAGGTGCCCGTAGTAAGGGCCTGTGGGATTCCGGGGGCTCCACCGGCCGTCCCGGTTGTTCAGCGTCAGCTGGCACGTGGCCTGCTCCGCCGTCGACCCTTCGTCCCTGCGGCCACGGGTGATCGAGATGTTCCCGCTGTCATCGCGCACCATGACGTACGCGGTGATGTCCACCCAGGAGCCGTTGATGTACAGCTCCACCTGAACGGGGTTGCCGTTGGCGGCCTCCCCGGAAGCGGACAGGGGCCCGGCGATGCCGCTCATGCGGCGAGTCCAGGCCATGGTCCGCGCAGCTACGCTCCCCGGCATGCGTCAAGCTCCTTAAGCGGACATCAGCGGATCATTCGTCCCAAACAACCCAGCACCGCATATCCACCGCAGTGGTCGGAGTCGTGGCACGCACCCGCAGAAACTTCGACACCGCGATGATCGGCCGCTCGTCCGGCATCCACTGATAGACGTACGTGTACGGCGACTCCGACGTCGTGGCACTGAGCGAAATCGCATCGAAGACCCGGGCAGCCGTCGTCGACCCTTCAGCCGTCGCCGTGTAACCGGTATTGCTGGCACCCAGCGTCATCAACGACGCCGGTGCATTGGGATCCAGGGGCTGCACACCGGCCGCCACATGAGCAGTGACAGTGGCAGCCACATCCGTCTGCAGCAGCTCGACCACGCCATCCGCACCGGTGGTGTCATCGATCGAGAAACCCCAGGCGATCAGCTGGATCTGCCGGGTCGACGGCGTGGAGATCTGCAGCATCGTCTTGATGGCCGTACCCGTCGTCACGGACTGCTGCGCAGCCGTGGTCGGCATAGGCCCATTCCACGTGCGGTACCTGTGAATGACGATCACCTCTTGGGTCTGCTGCCGAGTGGCAGAAACGAAAAGAGGGCCGCCGAAGCGACCCTCTTTCATTGACTCGATTTACTTGCCGAAGACCCTCTGGACGTTGCCGCCGCGCGTCCGCACGATGCGCCGGTTGGTGTCCAGGATGACCTCGTCCAAAAGCCTGCCGCCCAGGTAGATCGGGAGCGTGTAGACACCCCCGCCGCCCACACCGCCGCTCGAACCGGAAGAGGCAGAGGTGGTGAGCATCGACGACCAGGCAGCATCGACACTGCTGTTCTTCTTCATGCCGACGGCAAAGCCTTCAGCAGTGAAGTCGCCGACCTTCTCCATGACCTTCGACGGACTCTTGATGCCCAGAGCACGCTTCAGGGCCTTCTCCATGGACTTGGCGATCTTCAGCATGGCGGCCTCGATCCTGTCCTGCTGCTTCTGCAGGCCCTTGACCAGACCGTCGGCCGCCTTGATCCCCGCCGCATACATCGCGTCCGACGCCGTCTTACCGGCCGTGCCCGCGGCAGCGGTGATCCTCGCCTGCATCTGGTTCAGCGTCTGGATCTCACTGGAGGACCCGGCGAGGATCGCCCCCGCCGTCTCCAGACCACCACCGGAGATCCCGGCCTCGGCGATCTGCCCGATGATGTCCTTGGAGACACCCCGCGCCTTGAGCTGCCCCAGCGCACCGGCGAACGCCGTGGACTTGTCGACGCCGGTGCGCATCTGCGCCATGACGTCCCGCATCGTGACGTTGTTGTCACCGCTGGCGACCTGGGTAACGGCCGTCGCGGACAGAACCCCGCCGGTCACCGACTCCTTGAGCTGGCTCGCCGACTGCTTGAGATCGTCAAGCTTCGTCTTCGCCTTCTCCAGGGACTTGTTGACCTTGTCCAGGTTCTTCTGCTGGCGGATCAGTGCCCGGCCCGACGAGTTCAGCGAGTTGACCAGGCGCTTCTCGGTCTTGCCGCTGAACGCCTTACGGATGTCGGACAGCGTCTTGTTCAGGTTCGACACCAGCGACCCGATGTCACCCGGCACCGCCAGCGACCGCTCGAACGGCGTGCGCTGGTACCCGGCGTACCGGCCGAACGCACTGATCCCGAACGAGCCCCTGAGGTCGTTACGGGCGTCCTTGGTGGCCTGGGAGACCTTGCCGCCCTTGGCGAACCCCGGAGGCTTGTACAGCCCGTTGTTCACCCGCTCCATGAAGTGCGGACCGTACTTGTCGACGGCCGCCGCCTGCATGACGAACTCACCACGCGAGAGACGGGCGAAGATACTGTCCGACTTCTTCGTGCCAGGACCCCGCAGCACACCGCCCGATATCGAGCCGCCGCCCGCGAACCGCCTCAGCGAGGAGGCCATACCACCCGTCGCACCGACCACCTCGTGCAGCGACTTGCCGTGGTTGTCTTCCTGGTAGACCGTCCGGTTGATGCGGACATAGGTGTTCGCCGTCGTACCGTCCAGCGCGGCCAGCATGTTCCGGATGTACTCGATGTTGCCCGCCGCCGTGCCCGTCGCGGCCGAAACCTTGACGGACCCGTCCGGCAGGCGCTGCACCTTGTAGCCGAAGTTGGTCAGGATCTGCTCCGCCTGCGCGGACAGCGTCCTGAGGGTGACCGACTTCGATCCCGGCGCGCCCTCCACCTTGCTGATGAACGTCTGCAGGTCACTCACAGCTTCCGCTGTGTTCGCCTTGAACGTCAGCGTGGGACTTGGCATCTTGATGAGCTGGTTGGCGAGGAGCTCGGCCTGTTCCTTCGTCAGACCCATCCCGTCCGCCATGTGGACCAGGTTCTCGTGCCCGTCCTTCCAGATCCCCTGGACCTCGGACCACGGCTGCTTCGCGTCCTGGGCCGCCTTCGTCGCGTCGTTGGTGGTAGAGGCGATCTTCGACAGCAGCTCGTACGCGTCGCGCCCCGACTGACTGCCCAACGACTCCGCTATCGAGCCATTCGTCATCTTCAGGGCGTGGGCGTATTCCTTGTACTTCTTGCCCGCATCATCAATCGCCTGCTGCTGCTGCGCCTGTGCATCCAGGTTCGAGCGGTTCAGGTCATTGAGCTCCCTGACCTTGTTGATCAGGTCGGCGACAGAATCAGCATGCTTCTTCGTTGCCGCCGCAGCATCCTTCTCCCCGACAGCGATAGCATCGAGGAGGGCCTTCCGCTTCTCCTGCTGCTTCTTCAGGTCCTTGTCTTCAGCATGCTCTTCCTGGAGGATAGGATCGTTCGAGCCGAGGAACGGAAGAGTGTTCGCGTCCTGGACTTCCTTGATCCTCTTTATTTCCTTTTCTGTGTCAGCCAGCTCCTTCTTCAGATCGCCGACGCTCTTACCGGCGGTGAAGAAAGAATTGCTGAAATCATCACTGATACCCGTCAGGTTGGCGAACCCGAGAACACCCTTGTTGAGGTTGTTGAAGAGCCCCATGGAAACGACGTCGATGGCCTCGAAGCCCGCCTCGACAATGTGAAGAACACCGGACAGGGCCCGGAAGAACCCGACCAGGATCATCGTCGCGGTGCCCGACTTGGCTGACTGGTTGATGAAGTCACCGATGTTGACGAGGAGATTCGACAGCTCACGGCCCACAGTGCGCCACACATCACCCAGCGCGTCGGCACCACCGTTGGCGGTCATGGCGTTGAACATGTCGCCGATGCCCTTGCCGATCTGGCTCAGACCATCCCGGAAGCCAGACATGACAGCACCCGACGACTGCAGCGTAGAGATGAAACCAGGCATCGCCGATGAAGCGAAATCAGTGAAAGCACCGAAGAAGTCACTGATGAGAGGACCCGCAGCCGAGAAGGCGGCCGTCAAAGCAGGCTCAAGCTGCCGCACGGCACCCGTCACCTGCTGAAGCCCAGCAACCAGGAAGCTCTCCATCGGCGCCGCAGCATCGGTCAGCGTCGTACTCAGCGTCGACTTCATGTCCTTGAAAGCCGACTTGACCTGCGCACTGCCGCGCAGGGCGTAGATACCCAGCGCGATAAACGCACCGCCCAGCGCCGTGACCAGCAGAGCACCCAGAAGCTGCGCGGCGGCACCCATCAGAACGAAGGTGGCGATGATGATCGCCTTCCACCGCTGATTGGTGTTCAGCGCGTTGTTCATCGCACGGCCCACACGCCAGACCCCGGCGGCCAGCCGGGTCAGCGGTCCGTACGCGCCTCTGAGACCGTTACGGAATCCCGCCACGGCTCGCTCACCGACACGGAACGCCCCTCTGGTGGCATTGCCGAACCCGTCCATCGCCCGGCGCAGCGGCGTGAGCGCGGCCGACGCCATCGTGTTGATGCCACGGCGGAACCGGCCGACGAACGCATGAGTCGAGTCCAGGCGCCGCTGCAGGCGCTGGATCCCCTCACTCGCCCGGTCGAAGATGTTGGTGCGGCCGGAGCGGGAATGAAGATCCCCCTCCAGTCGGCGCAGCCGAGCAGAGAGCTGAGTAAGAGGGCCGCGCGTCATGTCACGGACACGTACTGTCAGGGTGATGTCATCGGCCACGCGACTCCCCCTCCTTCCCGAGCGCTTCCAGCCGGATCATGCGAATGAACTCGGAGCTCTCCGCCTCGATCTCGCTGGGAAGTTTCCCGAAGCGCTCACACAGACCGAGCATCCACTCGGCCTGCATGAGCTCAACCGGCTTCTCTACAGCGTTTCCATCGGGATCGACGCCACTAGGGCTGCGTCGCCAGTCGTGAATTTTTTTTCGACCTTCTCCGGGACACTGGCGAGTGCATCGGTCCACGCCCGCACGATCGACATGTTCATCGTGAAGTCGTTTTCCTTGATGTCCTCGAACGAGGTCCCGATCGGGTCGCCCTCGTCGTCTTCGAGGTTCCAGGAGATGAGGTGACTGGCGAACATCTTCAGCATCGCCTCGGTCTCCGAGTCGCCCTCTTCACTCGTGGCGCTCAGCTGAACGAGCTGAAGGTACTCACCAGTCGTCAGGCCCTTGACCCGCACTTCCAGGCCGTTCCACTCCGTGTCGGAGAAGTCGAGCCGGTAGGTCTTCCTCTTGCGCTTGTAGCCAGCCATGCTTTTCTCCCCTTGGGCGTAGAAAAAGCCCACCGCGTCTGCGATGGGCTGCCGAGGTCACACCTTACGAAACGGACATATCAGGACCAGGTGGGCACCGTGCCGTCGGAGAGCTGACCAGGCACCGCCCACGTGAGCTCGCCGGAGTCGGCGCGAGTGAGCGGGTAGTCGGTGAAGATGCACTCGTTGGCCAGGGTCTGACCGCTCACGCCGATCGAGACGGTGCGTGCGACGGAAGTCGACGGAACCGTCTTGAAGACGGAGTGCGACGCGTTCGCGGCGTCGTTGAACACGCCATTCAGCGTGATCGTGAAGTCGGCCAGCAGGAGCAGCCGTTCGAAGGCGCTCTTGTCGATGCCGGTGGTGTCCTGGGTCGCACGCGGTGTCGCGAATTCCAGGTTGGTGATGTCGTTGCGGATGTCCCGGGGAGTACCACTGCTGTCGTCGACCGACAGGGTGCTCCATGCGAGACCCGATTCCTTCGCCATTGCCCCTCCTTGTCCTTTTTGGACATGACGAAGGCCCGGGGCATCGCGCCTCGGGCCTCGTTACGTGTGGGTCAGCCGCGCTCGTGCAGTGCGTGAAGGCGGCCTAGGTTTTCCTGCATGTCTTCCAGCCAGAACTCCGGCCGGGTGTGCCTGCGCACGTTCCCGGTCGGGTTGCCGCGGAAGTCACCGTCGCGGGCGATGAAGATCTCCTGCTTGTCCAGGGGTGCCGTGTGCTCGGCCGCCTTGAAGCAGGGCTGGCCCGCCTCGAAGATGAGCCAGTGCTCGTCCTCGGTGATGTCGAGCTCGGTGAACTTGCGCCCCGACGTCTTCGCCGCGTGCAGCATCTCCGGCGGCAGGCCCTCCACGCGCAGCTTCCAGCCCTTGAGGTAGTTCGGGCAGCCGATCTCGGCGCAGGTGGCCCGCCGCCGGTGTGTGGTGACGGGGGCGAGGATCTGGTAGGTCTTGTAGTCCTGGACCCGGCCCTGGGGCGGGATCCGGTTCATGTGCTGCATGGTTTCTCCCCGGTGGTCGAACGTGGCCGGGTGTTAGAACACCTGGCCTGCGATCTCGTTCTTGATGACGGCGACGGCGAAGCTGACCGAGGTGACACCGCCGGTGGTGACGGTGACGGCGCGCAGATACCGGCGCAGGGTCGCGGTGTTGCCCAGAGCGATCCGCTCGACGGTGGGCCCGGCGGTCACCTGGGTGAAGGCGAAGCCCGCGACGTCGGCGAATGTGGCGTTGTCGGCCGAGTCCTGGATCTTCACCGTGACGTCGGTGCCGGTGAAGCTGAAGACCTGCAGATAGGCCTGGCCACCGAAGCTGGCGGACGCCGTGGTGTCGATGCCGGTGCCGTTGGTGGCGGCGGTGTCGGTGCGTACGCCTGCGGTGAGGCTGCGGCCCCATTCCAGGCCGTAGCCGTTGCCGTCGATGTGGACCTTGATGGTGATCTTGCCGTCGTCGGCGCGGGTCCAGTCGTAGTTCAGCTGCTTGCCGACCAGGCAGGCGACCGGGTTGCCGAGGGTGGTGCCGCGAAAGTACATGGCCTGGCGGTCCGCGTAGGGGAGTGTGGCCATGAAGTTGTGGCTGCCGTCGGTACCGGTGCCCCGGTTGAAGTGGCTCGTCCACTCGATGCGGCCGTCCCGCAGGCCACCGATACGCTCGAAGGCGCTCTTGTCGATGCCGGTGACGTCGATGACGGCGGGGCCTCCGCCGACTTCGTCCAGGGATGCGGTGTCCCCGGAGAGGTCGTATCCGCCCAGGTAGAAATTGTCACCAAGTCCGGACTGTTTTGCCATTTTCCCTCCAGACTATGGCGACTGTGACCAGATGTCGTCGATGATCACGGGTATGCGGATCTGGAATACGCGGAATTCTTTTCCGTCGAGGTTCATCCAGCCGACGTCCGCTTCGAGGGGGCGTCCATGCGCCCCGAAGATGTCGATGTGCCGTGCTTCGCCACCGAGCTGGAAATCACCGATGAGGTCGGTGAAGAATGCGTCGGTGGCGATGAGCAGGTTGGCGTCGATGTCGTCGTAGGGCTCGGTGTACGTCGATGCGTAGATGCGCATCTGCAGTTCGAGCCGTACGGAGGTGTTGCTGAGTCCGGACGACTTGATGGGCGTGAGGCGCTCGATCCAGATTCCGGCGGTGATTCCGTTGGTACCGGCCTGTTTCGATTCGTACTCGTTGACGTACTGGAAATAGCCCGTGGACATGGCGTGGGAGACGATCAGATCCTGGATCTGATTGATGTTGATCGGCACTCACGCCTCCGGGCGTCAGATGAGCTTTCCCTGCGAGCGGTAGCGGCGCAGAATGCGGCGGCCGATGTTCGCGCGCTTTCGCTGCATTTCCGCTTCGGCGTCCCGGCGTGACCAGTAGCCGGGGAAGATGGTGACGGGGGCGTTGCGGGAGCCGGTGCCCTCCAGCCAGTGCCCGTAGACGACGCCGCTGTCGTGGATCTTGTAGCGGGTGGGGGTGAGCTCCCGCTTCTTGATGCGGGTGGTGTAGTACGGCGTCTGGTGGCGGAGCCGGGAGTTGAGGTTGTTCAGCCAGGTGTCCTTCGCGGAGTCCGCGAGGGCGCTGGCGACGTCGTGGGCGTAGTTTTCGGCATCGCGGGTCATCCGGCCGCTGCTGATGGGGCCTTGGACGCGGGATCTGAAACTGATTTCCCAGCCGACGCGCGCCATGGTGCCTCCCTCAGATGGTGCGGGTGCGTGCCTTGCGGCCGTACTGGCGGTAGATGAGTTCGCGTTCGTCCATGAGGGCTTCGGTGGATGCGGAGCGCTTGGAGGTGCCGCCGAACACGGAGCTGGCCGACATGGTGCGGAACCATCCGGTTTGTTCCTGCATCAGTTCGTGGATGGCCTGGGCGGTGGCGAGCTGGCGGATGCCCGGGGGCACTTTCCAGGCCAGCAGGGCGTCACCGGAGTTGTGGGTGGCGGC